TCTCGTCGCTCGTGGCCTTGGTGAGTGGTTGCACGATCCAGTCCGATGCCGTCGACAGCTTGTATTCCAGCTGATACGACACCACCAGCGCATCGTCCGGCGCCGACCACGACACCAACGCCTTCGACTTCAGACCCGCCGAGCCGGTCGTCTCGTAGAGGACCTCGGTGACGCTCGGGACGGATGGCGTTCCCACGGTCGCCGGATCGGGCAGGTTGGTGTTCGGCGCGATGTCCTGCGCCTGCTCGTCGCTGGTCGACCAGTCGTAGACAGCCGCGGCGGTCTCCCGCAGCGTGATATCGAGCTCGAGCCGACCATCGTCCGTGCACTCGAACGCCAGATCGTCGATCTCGTAGGCTTTGCTGCTCAACCCAAACTTAGCGAACGTCAGCGCCAGCGTGCGCCCCGTCAGCGCCTGATAGGCTGACAGTTTGAACCGCCCGGTCACCGTTTGACCCTGCCGCGTGCGCAACAGATCGATCTTCTGCAGCCGCTCGCCCTGGGTGACGCTGGTGACGAATCCGGAGACATCGATGTCGTGCCAGGCTTCGTTGTCGCTGTCCTCCGCCAGATAGGTGGACGACTGCAGCGGCGGGATCTCCGTCGGCTGCCAGTTGTGGGCGGGATCGGTGAACAGACCCTTCACGCCGTTGCACGTATGGCGGCGTGACAGGTGCGACGTGATCGATATCGGCCCGGCGAAGTGGCCCTCACACAGCGTGACGGTCGGCGCGCTGTAGGCGCCGGCAAAGATATGCCACTGCCCGCCGACGTTGACCGCCCGCCCGGCCATGGCGTTCAGCATGTGCTCGATGATGGCTTTCGGCTGGTCGCTCAGCTTGAACGCACCGTTCAACCGGTATCGCGGCTCGTCGTAATACGTCAGCGTGTGCGTGCCGGTACCGGCGTCCGTAATGTTGATTGCCGTGCCGATCAGCGCGTTGGCTGCACTGCTCGCCAGCTTGATCGTTTCGTTGGACGCGGTGATCACGTAATAGGTGGTGCCGGCGGACAAACCGGTGGGCAGGGCGCCGTCGCTCGACACTCGCACCCCGTCGCCGATCTGCGGCCGGCGCACACCAGCAGGCAGCGTAATCGCATCGAGCGTGGCATCCGCCGTGAACGTGGTGGTGTCCGTGGCCAGTGCGACCCGCTCATCGCAGATGTTCGCATCCGAGACAAGGATGTTGGTCTCGAACTCGCCCGGGAACACCGAGCCGACGCCGTAAGTGGCATTGCTCAGGTAGTGCGCGATGATCAGCTCGGCGTTGTTCGTCCACTTCGTCGTGCTGTCGCGCGGATCCGTGATGCCCACCAGCCCCTGCACCGTCGCCGCGATGTTCGGCACTCCGGACGGGAAGATGTCGCCGTTGTTCACCAGGCGGATATACGCCTTGCAGCGACCGCGCTGCAGGTGCGCGTTCGTCCAGAAATCAGCGGACTCGGTCACCAGATCCGGAAACGGCTGGTTGACGTCGGCCGGGTCGCCGAGGTGATACTGGATCCGGGCGAAACCGGCATACTTGCCCGTGACGTTGCCATCCACATCGCGCGTCACCAGCTCGTCGTTGAAGTAGAAATCCTTGATCGCCTCGCATTGCTGCCATGAGAACGTGATGATGATGTGCCAGTACTGGTTGTCGCTCGACACTTCGACGAACGTCACCACGCCGCCGACCTTGGCCTCGCCGCAGACGATCTGGCCGGGCGCGATCGGCGAGCGGTAGGTCAGCGTACGCTGGGCAGATACCGCGCTGATGGTGTTGCCAGGGTTGGACGGTTTTTTTGCGAGCGCTTTGGACAGGCCGCCGAGCACGAGGGAGGAGAAGAACGCACTCATGCTGAAACCAGCAAAGCCAATCCCGGCAGCAGCACTGAATGTGATTCCTCCGGCCAGTCCGCCCAGCACCGACGCGATAACAAACGACGGCATTAGCCGATCCTCCACGCATGCCGGCACGCGCTACGGCGCACGAACAGCAGCCCCGTCTCACCGAGCACAGCGACTTCGGCACCGATCACGACACCCAGATGTTTCTCGCCCGTCGCGTCCTGATATTCGGCAATGTCGCCCCGATGCGCCATGGCGATCGGTGAAGGCTCTACGCCGAACAGCCGGCTGAACGCATCGGTGAACGTGCCGCCGTAGTCCGCCAGCAAAACCAACGCTTCGCGTTTGGTGCTGTACCGGCCACCCCAGTCGGCCCAGTGATCGACGCCGGTCAGTGCCTCCACCACCGAGCAGGCGAGCCGAAAGCAGTCGTGCTCCCCTAGCACATACGCGCGACCCCGCGCCCCCTCGATCACTTGCACCAGGCGCAGTTCCCACCCGTCGATTCGCATCAGTCGGTGCTCCCCACGGAGCCATCGCTGTTGCTGTTGCCGCTGTCCGGCGTGGCGAGCGGGCTCGCCGCTGATGCCGGGCCGCCCATGAGGAACTGCCCATCCTGCAGCCGCTGCACGTATTCGAAGCCTTTGTCGCCCGGATAGAAGCGTTGCTGATGCTCGTCGGTGTAGCGCCACTCGCGAGGCCGCTCCAGATCGATCAGCCGGCCCTCGTATTTCGCGGTGATGATGCAGCTATCGCCGTCGTCGCTGATGACGAAGGCCTCGAAGAAGCCGGAAGCCAGCAGATACGGGTCGGCAATCACCGCGCCGGTGGCATCGAGGCAGCCCATCCACAGCGAACCGGCATAACCCTGCCGGCCGTTCTGCATGGCGAGTGAGACCTTGTCCGTCGGCATGCCGGAGAGGGTGATTTCCCAGCCGATGGCCTGCACCCCGCTCGACTCTTTGATGGGGCTGATCTTCAGCAGGTGACCGCCGCCGGTCCACGTCTGGCTATCCCACGACAACGAGCCGACACCCGTCCACAGTCGCAGGGTACCGCTGGAAAACACGCCCTCGAACGCAAAAAACGGACGCACGTTCTCCGCCGTGATGGCGGTGACCATCCCGGATGTGAGTCCCCTGGCTGCCATATCAGTCGCTGATCGCTTCGATGACGCGGAAGGCGAGCCCGTGAATCATCGCGGACTCGATGTCCCACTCGCGGCGGTTGTCTGCCAGCCGCCATTGCCCTTTCGGGCTGGCAATGGTCACCGTGGCGTTGTCCGCCGGGGACACGCGCAGCCGCGGCCAGATATCCAGGGTGACTTGTCCGCTGCCGTTGGCCGTACCCGCCTGGGTCACTTTGTGCAGATGTGTGGACGAGCCGGTGCCCAGGGACAGGTAATCGCCGGCCAGCGCCGTTGAACCGGCACTGAGCCCGTCGATCGCGAGCGTGTTGCCCGTCTGGCTGGCACCGTTGACGAGCGGCGACTGGCCGGACCAGGTCCCCTGCGCCGTGGTGTAGCCCGGCGGGGCCATGAGGAACGTACCCTCGACCCCATTGAGCGCATTGAGCACGCCGACCCACAGCTCGGCCTGCGCACGCGACATCGGCGGCAGAGCGAGCGCCATGTCCCAGCGCTGCCCCTGATGCGCGTAAGTCTGCTGGCTGAACGTGTACGGCGACATCGACAGCCCGACCTTCGAATCGGCACCGTGGGTCAGCCGCTTGGGCAACACACAGCCGCCCGGCAGCGTCAGTGGATAACTGATCGTCATACCCGCACCCCGCGCAGCTGGGTTTGCTGAACGGCCCGGACGGCACGCGCTTCGATGGTAGCGCTGACGTTCTTCAGCATCATTTCCAACCGTATGACCGCTTCCACCGAAGCGCCCCGCATGTCGATCGATCCGATCGTGATGCCACCCTTGCGCGCCTGGTTAGCGGGCACGATGTCTTCACCCTTGTGCACAAAAGCAAGCCCATCCCGCGGCAGATTCTCCGCGCCGGTGGCAAACGAACCGAGGAAGGTCGCATCGGCTACCGGTGCTGGTGCCTGCGTTCCACCGCCGAAGATGTTGCCCAGGTTCAAACCGCCCATCGCGCCGCCGACCGCATTGGCGATCGGCTCGGTAATGCTTTTCCGCACAGCAATCTTCGCAATGTCCATCAGGATGCCGCCGAGCACCTCCCGCAGGCCCTTGCCGCCGCTGATGGCATCCTCGAACGCCGACGAGAACGTGAGCCCGAGCTGACGCGCGACGTCGTCGGTCTTCTCGGTCTCGTCCTTCAGCCGGCGGTATTGCTCGACGTTGCCGTCCAGCTCTTCCGACGTCTTCTGATAGACCGTCTGCCGCATCTGCTCGGCCTCTTCGGCCATCAGGTAGCCGCGCTCTTCGAGGTCGTTGATTTCGAGCAGCATGTCGCGATACTGCTGAGTCGGATCGTTCAGCTCCCGGAAATGCTGGACGCGTTTCTTGAACTGCTCTTCCTGCTGGGCAGCCTTTTGGTTGGCCTCGTCGTCCATCTCGACGCGTTTTTGCGCGCCCTTGGCATACACGTCGTCGGCTTCCTTGCGTGCCTTCGCAGCTTCCTCATCGCGTTTCTTCTGCAGTGCTGCCGCCCGCTCTTTCGCCGCATCGATGCGCGCCTGCAGGGCCGCGATGGCGGGATCGAGCGGCCCGCCCTTGATTGTGCCGGACGCGCTACTTTGCGGGCCGGCATTGACGTCCATGCCACGGAAACCGAGCAGGAACTTCACCGCCGCCACCCAGTCGCCGGACTCGACGATGCGCTTCATGTCCTTCAGCGACGCATTCAGGAAGTCTAGGAACGAGTCTCCGGGCGCGCTTTTGCCCAGCGATTCGAACAGCTCGTCGGTGTTCTTCTTGATGTCCTTGATGCGTTTGGTGAGGCCCTGATTCATCAGCTCGGCAGTGCCGCCGATCTTTTTGTCCAGCGCGTCCAGGATGACCTTCTGGGCTTCCATCACCCGGCCCTGCTCCATGAACGACTTGATCGATTCCTTCTGCGTGTTCGTGAGCTTGCCGACCTGCCGCTCGAGCGAGGTAAGCCCCTCTTCCGGGCTCTGCAGGGCTTTGCCGATGACCTGCGCGGCATCGTTCATGTCGCCGCCGACGAACGAGGCGTAATCGGCCGCGAGCTTCATCCCCTGGCGGAAGATGTCCTCTTGAATGTTGCCGAACTTGAGGAAGGTGCCGGCAGCGTTCCGGATCGACTCGTCGTCGAACTCCGTGGTCTGCGCCATGGCGTCGGCCAGATCGTCGATCTCGCTTTTCGCGACCCCGGCTGCACCACCGGTCGCTCGGATGACGGCCGTCAGCCGGTTGCTGGCCTGCTCGGCTTCCATGGCGGCCTGCGCCATTTTGTCGAGGCCCATCAGGGCTACAGCAGCTCCGATACCACCCAACGCCAGCTTCACCGCATCCGCCGACGACTCGACTTCCCGGAATCCGCGCTTGGCGGACGCTATCGCCGCCTGCGTCTTGTCGGTGGCGACAATGTCATACTGTGCGCGGTTGTTAGCCATTCAGCGTGCCCAGGTAGTAGCGCAACTCGCGCGCGAAATGATCAGGAAACCGGTTCGCCACCACGCGATCCATCGACCGCGCGACGACCTTGCTGCCATACACTGCCGGCAGGCTGATGGAATACAACTCGTCGATCGGCAGCCGCTTCTTGCCGCGCCGGGCAAAAACGCCCTTGTGCCCGCTTTTCATGGTGCTGATGAACGCACCGCGGATGGTCTTGCGCGTCGACTTCACCTTCACCGACACCCCGCGCCGATTCTGGCTGGCGCTGAACTCGATCAGCGGGATGGGCCGCCCGGTGACCACCAGCGATGCCACGAGACGCCCCCGCCGGGCACGCCGCAGCTCGATCTGCCCGCGCACGGTTTTCGCCCGCAGGTTGTAGGTGCTGCGGACCTGCTTGACGCTCTCCGTCTGGACGTTCGACAGCGTGCGGTTGGCCGCCCGCACCACGACCTTGTCGGGCACATCACGCGCCAGGACATCGAGCGAACGCAGTACGCCGCGCATGTCGCCCCGCACGTCGTATTGCATCAGGTTTTCCGCCGTTTCCGGATATTGAAGTAGGCGACCCAGCCGACAAACTCTTCTTCCGTCATCTGCTCGATCTCAGCGACGGTTTTCTTGAGCAGCTCCGCTAACTGGTAGCAGAGGTAGAGTCGGGGGTCGCCGTCGATTTTTTTTCCATCTCGTCGACGGTGCGCGGACGGCTGATCTGGCTGACGATGCGCGCCACGACGTCGGGATCGGCGGTGTGCATCAGATCCCGCTTGTGTTCCAGCGTGAACAGCGGACGCCCTTCGCCGTCTTTGGCCTTAATGATGAGCGTGTGCACCAG